TCAAAGGACTTCATAAGAGCCTCATAAATCGGTTTCAGAACCGGCGAATTAACATACACCCGGAACCCTGTTTCTGGGAACCGCTGGTTTTCTGTCACAGCCGCAGAAAGCACATTTGCAAACTGATTACGAACAGTATCTCTTGCAGCCTGCGTCTGGAACAGTTCTCCTAAAGAGGAGACACACAAGTTAAGCAACGTCACGGGCTCTGCCCACGCCGTTGCGAAATACTGATATTGGCTTGGAATGGTCACTGTGTACGGCATCTTCGTCAGAATCATCAAACGAATCCAGATCGGCGAACTTCTCCGGTCTATGACGATTTTTCCCCACAACTACCTTATCCTTACTAACATAATTCCTTCTTTTTGACTTAAATTTTTCAATAGCCTTCGAAGCAGGGACCGAATCAACGAATTCGTCAACTACACCTTCGAAACCTTCGACGTTCGGATCTTCTTGGGCTATTATTTTCTCCCTTAAACCCTTTGTGACTACATTATTAGCACACATTGCGACGGAAACGACCTCCAAAGCTAGAGGTTGCCAGTCATCTTCAATTCTGATACCTTGTAAGCGAACAAATGCTTGCCACGGTTTCCTTGCAGCATCAACAGCGGTAATGAAATAATTTGGAGTCAATTTAAATTGAAACCTTTTATCCTTAACCGCTCCCCTGTAAGTCCCAATAATAGCTTCCTTGCTATTCGTAAGCCTTTTATCCAGGAAACTTATACTGACACCACCGCGAACACAATTCGGTATCAACCACTCACCAGAAACAACAATGCCTACCACACCGACATATCTATAATCCTTAATTGGCACATCACGCAAAAGATCTATATCACACAAAGACTCAGCACCTTTAACAGATATAACATCACGAGTAGATATAGAAACTGTTTTAAGCCTCGTCAAAGCCTTAGGTGCAACTTCCTCAAATTTGGTTAACGCCAAAAAGTCAGAGACCTTAGGTTTCGGCAAAACTATATCCATCACACAACACCTCAAATAAAAAGAGTTCTAAACAACCTCTTATCAGACAAATATTTTACAATACTACAAAAAGCAAACGACCCATTAACTGCGGTCTTATGGACCTCAGCAATTGCATCATTCAACTGACCAAAATAAGCACAATTTCCAAGTGACGATGTTACGTCAGCGAGGGACACACGAAACTCCTCTAAATGATCAAAATCCTTAATATGCTTACAACCTAATTTCGATATGAGTTTCAAAGGATCATAATACACTATAGCTCCCTTATCATGATGAATAATGTACCGACCACAAAAGTAACCATAACGCTTTCTGTATAGCTTCGCCTCAAAATTCCACATAAGATTTGCGCCAGCCTGAATGTCAGGAAGGTCTAAACCCTTGGGAATGTAGATGACACTGTCATCTCCACAGAATGCAGCTTTGATCACCTTTTCCATTGGAATCATTGTGCACAAGCAGGCCGCGATAATGATGGTATTTCCGATAAAAGTAGTGACATCACCACTTTTCCGTTGATACCACAAACATGTCTTTATCCCGGCGGTGTAGTCTCTGAGAGTAGTTTTCCTATGACCCTGTTTCCACACCTCTTCCAAAAACTTGTCAATTCCGAGATACTCCCAGATCGCATACTCGACAGCGCAGTGGAACTCATTTTGTGATTTGTCATACTTTGAAATATCCAGTTCCAAAACTTCCATTTCCTCTCTGCTATCCAAATCTGAGAAAAACTCTTGAATTTGCTCAGGTGTTTTCCTCGTATAAAAGAGGAACTTTGTACTGTCAACTCTCTCAAGAAGCATTCTCGTCATTTCAGAAAACATGGGACCAAATATAGCATTGATTTGTTTCGAATGATACACGATCGTCTGTAAAGCAGGATATTCGTCCTGAATACTTAAATCGAGTTTCTGTTTCGGTTGGCCTTTAATCATATGCTTATACTGGTCGATAGCGGGTAAATCAACGAAATCGTAATTCGCCAGCTGACCAATGGTACTTGTTTCCTGTTTCTGCATCCATCTGTTGAAAGTGTCAGTCGACATAACTATGGAATCTGCACAACTTCCCTTATCTATCACAAAACTCTGGAAAAACCTCTCAGCTACAAAACTGGCAGTGTCTTCAATATCTATTGTTCCGGTCAAGTCTGGAGCATTCATATTGCGTTTGATCATAGCCACCAAGTTCTCAAGCAAACCCGGTTTGCGCGGCTTCTCAGCAGCAGTTCTGATAATCGGTTTTAAGAAACATTTCTCTTCTCTCGGCAAAGGGACAGCCTTAGAAAAATCTATGGTGCAATCCTTAACGTTAAGCGAGATGTCTCTCAAATTCATTGTCACGGCATCGAATTCGTTTAACACGGTACTATTCCCAGGAAGGAGAGTATCGTAATAAAACTGCATGTCAGTCGGTCCACCCGATTTTGCCGTCGGAACATATAAATTGTAACCCTTGAAAACACTGTCGATCTGTAATTGCTATTGGGTACCAGCTTCCACCTTGTACATCTCTAGCAAGAAGTTTGACACCTTTTCGAGATCTGTTATAACCTTGACCAGAGGATCGAGAACAACTGTATAATACTTCATACTTTGTGTATGTCTCGTTAACGCAACTAGAACATGAGGAGAAATTCTTGAAACAATCTCCAATGGGGTTGCGGTTAACCTCACAACACTTGTATGCTCAAAAGTCTCACCTTGTATCTCATGAACAGTGTTCACGTTCATCACCTCAACACCTGTGTACCCTTTCTCAATAAGCTCAAACTTGTCCGCCTGTGTAAAAGTTAAGATCTTTCCCTTGAGCGGTTTAGTCACAGGATTCATCGCACCTTTCCCTCTCACAACTTCTGCACTCACAGACCTCTCGACGTTGCTAGTACACGTGACTTTCCCATCGTATTTCGAATTCAAGAAATGTGTCACGTCTGCTGGGCATCTCAAAGTCGTTCTCCTCTCCTCCACGGAATCCGCAGAAATTTTTGCGAAATGTGAAGGATACGGGAAATTTGCAATTCTACAGATAAAGGGAATCTGCTGTGTGTCTCCAAAAACAAGCGCTTCGTCACAATGTGATAGTAGCACAAGAAAATTGACACAACCTGTGTGTAACATCAACCCCTCATCTATAAAAAGCCTCTTGAAAACTCTACGCTTTGGATGCATTAGGAAAGAATCAACTGTCCTGACATTGTCTGAGTTTGCTCTTATCATCCCACTCTGATTTGCTCTTCTTATGATCATCTTAGACGCCTCCTTTCCTGGAACAAGAATCAAGTCTTCATCAAAGTTGCACCTTTCCAGAATTTCCTTTGTCTTACCGCAACCAGGAACCCCGTCTACCAACACGATTTTTGCAGTCGGCTCCGGAGGTTCACCATTAACAAGACACTGAGTCAACGTTTGTAGTTTTCCCATGTCTGAGTATACCATAGAGTCCGAAGACACAGCCAATCTCAACCAGGTTTTCTCACAAATCGGTTCATCCTTGTCCCATTGTAGCAGCACAATAAGATTCTTCTTCTCAACTGTTTCACAAACACCCCATGCATGGCATTTCCCTTGCGGTTGGAGTAACCACTTGCCTCTTTTAACGTCCCACACTCCAGATTTTTCCTTTGAATCCGGGTCCGCACCGTGAACATCTTTGAGCAATTTGCACAAGTTGGATACTGTTGCGGACAGCGACGAACTGAGGTAATCTACGTAGTTCTTCATTTGTTGAACTTTGAGAGACCCAGTGTACACTGTCGATAACATGCAACCCTTCTTGATTGCGTCTACGCTCATCAGATGGAAACCTGCGACGTCCGCATTTGTATGAGAGAAATCACCTCCTTTCGGACACATACCCTGCGACGGTAATTCACCACCAACAAGAGATTTAACACACGGGAACGGGGCATCAGGTGACAACTTGAGTAACTCGAACCTAGTTTCCAAATCACTTGGCAACGGAGAGAGCGCTTCAGCAACAGCTTCCTCAGTTGGTTTCATGAACGGTAAAGTCAATTCGTTGTTCATAACAGACAGAATCACTTTTGCCGCATCGCCAGGATTAACGTTCTTTTCTTCGCATAAAGTCTGAAACTTTTCAACGTCAAACCCGTCCAAATCCTTTAGTACCGATAATTCAGATAAGGCGTTATACATTTGCTCAGCCTTCTCCAAAGGTCTTGTGAGATCAAGTTGCTCAAACTCGGTACACTTCCTGTACTCAGTAGCTAACCTATCAGTAAAGGTACAATACACTTCAGGAACTTTGATTTCAAGTGCCTTTTCTGATATCTTGACAAACCCAGCTTTGGATAGAGTCTCCTTCACATTTGGGAAAAAAGCGCCAAAACAGTCCTTGATCTGTGTCCAAACCAATTCAGTCACAGTGCTGTCAAATTTTTGGAATTTCCTGAGAACAACCTCGTCTTGCACTAAACTAAGTTTGGTAATCAGGAAGAAAGTCATCGCCAAGGGGGCCAAAATTGCCTTATCTGTGTCCCATTCCGGCCTGGCAGCAGTCCCGTTGATGATGACCCTCGACCTGATAGATTCCACAAAGGATAGTACATTCTGGTAAGTCAAGACCTTTGCCTGATAAGTTTTAATATGATTCAAAACTGTATAGACAAAATCTTTACTCACCAGCACTTCCCTTCTAGTCATCTTACCGGTCGTAATTGAACCATCAAAAAGCGGGACTATAACCTTGTCCTTAACTTTGGGAAACCAATAGTTCACCGCAGCACTGTCCCTGAAAATTGTTCGCTCTGCGTTCAGCATCGCCAGAGTCTTTTTACATTCCCAGGCATTGTCCATAGCTTCATAAAACTGTTCAGAACCAACATTCGGCGAATACACACCACGAAAAAGGAAAAAAGTGTCAACCTTGGTGAATTTACAGAACCAAGTGTTAACACGCGACACAAGAAACTCCTTATGATACACAAACCTATTGGATGCAGGAAAGAAAGTTTTACACACATATTTAATAACATTAGAATAAGAATGCGTATAATTCAAGGTACTCTCATTATGGAAAAAGAAACTTAGAGAAGAACCAGACTTCTGGAAAGTCGCACCAATTTCATCCAATTCCGCCGAGTCACAGTCAAGAAGCAAGTTCTCGTGGAAATGGAAAGCAGTGTAACAGACGTCAACCTCCTTCCTTAGAAGCGCAGCACCAAATTCATCTGCAGGAATGTCATAGACACTGTGCAGAGCAACAGCATAAACCCTTTCAGCATCTGCCTTTAGATCGCAGAGTTGGAAGGGTTTGTCACAGCACACGTGATGAGGTCTATGAGCATACTGCTCGAAAGCAGCTTTTTGGAAATTCGGTATCTGTCTATTCTGTCTTTGAATTCGACTCATATATTGTACGATAGAGTCCTTCTGGTTCTCGTGCCTTGCGATATCCCTGATATCAAGATTTGGCATGCAGCAATGAACGTAATCTCTTCCCTTGAACATATGAGCAGCGAAATTGCCTCCAATGTCGAAAGTAAGAGATCCGTATGGAACTTGCATCATGAGATACTCAAGCTCAAGAGCTCGAAGTCCACCGGCCAAAGAGTGGACAGCATTCTGCGTGTTGTAGAATGTTATCTCAAATTCCGGGTACGCTTCAGTGGCAAGCAGTGTTTGTTCCTGAGTCACTGCTTTGGAAAAATTGACCTTTGGGCGACGAGACCTAGCGTTCATCTCATCGACGGCTGTATCATACATACGTCGTTGCGCCAGATCATTGATGAGGCTGTTTCTGCCCATAGCAGCCTCGACGGACTTAGTATTCAATGTTGTTTGTATATGTGCCATGTCGTTGTAAATTGTTGTTTGTTTGATTGTTG